CAATCACCAGACTCTCAAAGTAATACTGTAAGTAATCACACGCCAATTTTAAATATTGGAACTAATACTGCTGAGCCTGGAACTTCTGCGGAATCTGAAAGTTCAGGAGGAGTAAATATAAGTTCTGGTGGTAAAGGGGGTAATTCTTTTTTTGGATACGGAGGAAAAGGTGGAAAGGCTAGAAATACAACTGACACAGCCATTTTTGCTGGTAGCGATGCTGTAGGTTTTGGTTCTGGTGGTGGTGGGTCTGCAACACGAGGTGCTGTAAGTGGTAGTAGTTATCCAGCAGGTGATGGTGCTGGTGGTATAATAATAATATATGAGTACACATAATGACAGTTACAACAACGACAACGACAAATACATATACAGGCGATGGTACAACCACTGCGTTTAGTTTTACCTTTGAGATACTCGAAACAACAGACATCAAAGTTATTGTTGTAACAACAGCAACAGGTGTAGAGTCTGTTAGGTCAATCGGCACAGGAAGTACAAACTATGCAGTAACAGGCACTGGTAATGTTAATGGTGGTACAGTTACGTTTGTGACTGCGCCTACGGCAAGTGAAACAGTATTTCTCATGCGTAATATGAGTTTTACACAGCCAACTGATTATCGAACAAATGACCCATTTCCAGCAGAAACACACGAGAATGCACTCGACCGCATGGCTTTGCAAATACAACAGATAGGAAGACGATTAGACAGAGCCTTACTCAGACCAGAATCCGATACCACATCTGGTGCATTGCCACATAACATAGACCTCAAGGGTGGTGTTTTAAAATTTAATTCAAGCAGTGGTGTGCCAGAGGCAGATAGTAGTTTGACAGATGTTGCCACCTCATCAGCAAATGGATTGATGTCGAGCAGTGACAAGGCAAAGCTGGATGGTATTGAAGCAAGTGCGACAACAGACCAAACAGCATCTGAAATATT